CCACCTGAAATTTGGGCGTCAGCCGCCGCCACGCCTATGGCGATGAACGCCTGACCGACCTGCTGCAGATAGCCCATCGCACCTGTATGCGCGGGCGAGAGCAGTGCCGACGGCGGCACCCAGCCGGTGAGCGCCGGTTCGCCATTTTCCGCTCGCTGTTTCCAGTCATTCCAGCAATGCGCATCGAACAACTCATAGGACAGCGACCAGATCAGACCTAACCCCATCGCCTTGGCCCGCGCGGCATAGTCCGCATGCCATGCGGCGCATGGCGCATTCAGCGCTCCTCCCGTCAGGCTGGCGTACCAGCCGCCGCTATTGGCCTCGAGCCGGAAATAATGGCTCATCCCGACATAATGGAGAATATCGCCGCGATAACCGAGCGCATGGATTTGCCGCACCAGCCGCTCTGGCGTCTGGTTATATCCGTCGTCATAGCCGGTCGCCATCGACAGACCATGTTCAGGCAGCATCACATCCCCGATGGACAGCACCGATCCCGAACCGTCGCACTGTATGCCGGTCAGCTCGGCCCAGCCTTCCTGTCCGCTGGCGAATGGCGTCGTCCCGGCATCGTAACCGGGCGCGACCAGCGAGATGAACATGCGGTCGACATCGCCCGCCCATACCGGGTCCGCCTCTGCAGGCAGCAAATAACCGCCATCCATCGCATTAAAATCCAGCACGATGTCGGCGTCCTCGCTCGACCCGCTGGCGTAATTCCACAGGCGCACATACCAGCTTTTGGGATTGCCGCCCTGGTCCCGCCCCTCGATGGTCAGCGTCGGCCCGTGCAATGTATCGAGCGGCTTCAGGCCACTGCTGCGCCAGTGAAAACGGAGCTGACAGTTACGGAAATCACGACTTGTCTCATAGGCGAGCAAGGGATGATCCCACACATCCTCCGCTTCCCAGATCAGGCCCGCGAGATCGCCCGACCCATAAAATACCGCATCGACGCGCAATGCGTCCGGCGCAGTGGTGACGACACCTGCCATCATCGGGCGGGGGAAATTGACCGTCCAGTAGGCGGGCGAGAAGCGCTTGATCACGCCCTTCTCCTGCCCGCCGCCTTTTGACGCCAGCCAATAGGTCATGGGGGTTTTCCTCAATAAATCAAAAAGGCCGTTCATTTCGAGCGGAGGTTCGAGTTTATCGAGAACCGAAGTCGAGAAACGCGTTCTCGACATATGTTCTCGGCTCCGCTCGAACCGAACGGAAGTTTACTCTGACAATGCTGAACGAACATTGCGCGCAATCTGCCGCGCGCTGCGCGCCAACGCCTGCGGCGCGCCTGCATCGGGAGAGTTTACGTTGATAGTCACGCGCACATCGCGCCCACCCGATCCGCCACCGGCTGCGACGATCCGGCCACCTGCGTTCGGCACAAACAGCTCCGGCCCACTTTCGCCAACCTTATAGGCTCGCCCTGCCGTAACCGGCCCACCCGTCGCCCGCCCCGGCGCACCGCCAAAAGCCGCGCTCGCGATGTTCAGTACGCCGCCCAACAGACCGCCCTTGCCGGAGGGCAGAAGCTGACTGAACGCAATCTTGCGGGCCTCGTTGGCGATAGAGGTGATAACGCTCAGCGCAATCCTGCGCAGGTCCTCAAAGCCGAACTTGCCGGTAATCACCGCGCGCCGCAACGACGCCTCTATCGCCCTGCCCGCGCGCTCCGTGCCAACGATCAGCGGCCCTTCCAACTCGCTGCGCATATCCGCCACATCCCTGGCAAAGCCCTGCGTATCGGCGCGCACCGAAACGACCAGCCGGTCGATTTCCTCATCCATCGGGGTATAACTCCATCAATCGGTCGATGTCCGCACGGCTGGGCGGCGCATCCCCGCCACCTTCCGCATCCGCGCCCAGCATGGCCCGCACCACGATCTCCATTTCCGCGGGGGTCGCGCTCCAGAACTGATCCGCGCTCCACCCCAGATGCCAGCCCGCAAGGCCCGCCAGTTGCAGCGCGGTTTCGGCAAAATTCCCGGCCATCAGACCGCCTCCGCATACGCGCCCAGCATGAGCCAAATGCCCGTCACGCCCTGCCCGACAATATCTGCTGCAATATCGCCTTCAGCGCAGGCGTCACCGCCGCCAGCCCCTGCGATGCCACCGCCTCGCCGACATGCTCGCGCGTGATCGTATCCGGCCATTCATGGCGGCAGTGCCAGAACAGCGCGACCATCTCCGCCAGTTTCAGCTCGCCCGCTGACGCCCGCTCCACCAGCGCGAACAGCGGCCCCAGCTCTTCTTCGGCCGCCACCAGCGCCGTAAAGGACGGACGCAGCAACAGCGACTCTCCGCGCACAAACAGGCTCGCCTCACCGCGCAGGCGATTGGCCTCGCGTATTGCGTTCAATGCAGCGCTCACAGGCTCACCACCTGGCCGGAGCTTTCCAGGCTGATCGTATAATTGCGCTCGCCATTATAATCGCCCGCATATTCCAGCCGCGTGACGAGGAATTTGCCGCGCATGCGCTCCCCACTTTCAAAGCTCAGCTCATAATCGTCGATGGTCCCGGCCAGCGCATGCGTGCGTATTTTCACCTCGCCCGCCGAGCCCGTGAAAATGCCCGCCGCCGACACGCTGACCGCGCGCACGCCCGCGCCCGACAGCAATTCGCGCCAGCCGCCGCTGTCCTTGTTGGTGACGTTCACCGCCTCGCCGCTCACCTGCAGCTGCGTCGTGCGCAAACCGGCGATTGTGGCATAGGTCAGCGGTACGTCGCCATTGCCGATCTTCAGCAAAAATGCGCTTCCTTTTTCCACGCTCATTGATATCTGCTCCTTGATACAAGCGATGGCCGTCACGACATCAGAGTCGTGGCGTTTTCAAAGCCATCTGAATGGAGGGGTTTATGGTTCTCGTTGCACTGATCTTCGCGGCGGCTGCCCCGGCAGACGCAGTTCCCAAGGCGCGTCAGGCCTATGCTTCATGTCTGGGCGAATACACGCGCGATGCATCCGATCGTAAAATCGCGCGCGAAGAGTTTCTAGCGGGTCTCACCACCAAATGCGCCAAGCAGGAGGTGAAATTCCGCGAAGCTCTGGTCGCCGCCGACAAGGCCGACGGCATGACCGACGCCGAATCCAATGAGGATGCGGATGACCAGATCGAAGGCTATCGCGAAAAGATGACCGACGATTTCGACAACGCGGGTTGAATTGTCTGATTTCAGCTTTGGCTGAAATCGTACCTCACCAGCCCTCTCCCCCACCCAACCACCCATAGGGTATTGTCATCGGGTGGTTGGGTGGGGGAGAGGGCCGGCACCGCCATTTCGCGTGAGCGAAATCAAACTAAACCGCCAACACCCGTATCCGATAATCCATAAGCGCATTCCACCGCCCCGCATTGGTGCGCAACAATCGCGAGCGCACCATGCGCAGGCTGCCGACCTGCCATCCCGCAACAGTGCCCGTCAGGCGCTGCACGGCGGCATCCGTCACAGGCATGATCCCGCTGATGCGCGTCGGCGTTTCGATATCGTCCTCGATGGTGATTGCGATGCGCAGCTCCCGCCCCGGCTTGTCCTTGACCGCCCAGTCTGTACCCAGACACTCCCCGACCATCATCGTGGGCGGCGTCGCTTTATCGGGCACCCCGTCATGGATACGGTTCACCTGCGCCGTCAGGGCCACATCGCCGCGCAGCTCGGCGATCAGCGCACCGCGAATGTCATATTCGGCATTCATCGCCTAAATCCTTCCGATATGGCGCAGGCTGGCCTCGCGAATCCAGCGGTCCAGCAGCCCGCGCCCTTCCAGCACCACCGCCTCGTCCTCGACATGCGCATGCACGCCCGGAATGGCATTTGCCTCATCGGCAATCTCGCCACGCTTTTGCGCGGCGCGTGCCTGCGCAATCTGTGTCCCTTTGCGCATCGTCATCGGCAGCGCGGTCATGCGATGCGCATCCGCCGCCAGGGCCGCCACAGTGCTGTCACGATGGCGGGCGGCGCGTCGCTGTTTCGCTCGGCAAACAGATGCGCGGCCAGCCGCACGATCCCTTGCCGCAACGCCTCGGGCAGGCTCGGCCAGTCGTCGACGATCCCGGCTGTGAAGTCGACCTCCACCCGGCCCGCCGCCCCCTGCTGAATCACGCGGACCCAGCCGTCGCCATCCGCGCCGATATCAATGGCGTAGGCGTCGCTCGCCAACGCAAAGCTCGCGCCCTCGGCGGGCAGCCCGCGCGCCGCCGTGATACTGCGCACCGGGCAGGCGCGCATGCGCACCCATTCGCTGCTCGCCGTCAGCACCTCCGTGCCGCCGCGCGTAAACATCAGCTGCGCGCAGAAATCCTCCGCCATGCCAATGGCCGCGCGGGCCAGCGCCGCAATCGCGCTGTCGTCATAGGCGGTCTCGATCCGCAGCCATGCCTTGGTTTCATCGCGCGCCGCATCGACAATCGTCTGCGCCACCGCCTGCATCTGCACCGTCATTGCGTGCGCCTCCAATATTTTCCGAAATGCCCCCAAAGGAAACCCGGCTCCCGCATCTGCTAGAGCCGAGTGGAGGAAGCGTGAAATGCACCGCCACATCGAACCATATGGCGGCGGATATTTGGTTCAGGGTGAGCCGAGAAGGGCAGCTTTCGAGAACCGGAGCGCAGTGTACTTTGCGGTACATGAGCACCGGAAGCGCAGAAAGCTGCCCTTCGCAGGCCACCATGGAGCAAATATCAGGAGGCGGAGAATTTCATGAGCTTGATCGCTTCACTATTCGTCACCGCGCCGCCGATCCGCTTGACCGCATAGAAATGCACGAACGGCTTATTGCTGTAGGGATCGCGCAGGATGCTCGTCTCGCTGCGCTCCGCGATCACATAGCCCTGGCGGAAATTGCCGAAGGCGATGGACAAGCTATTGGCCGCGATGTCCGGCATGTCCGCCGCCTCGATCACCGGATAACCCAGCAGGGTCGCGGGCTGCTCGGCGGACAGCGAAGGCTGCCACAGGAATGCACCGTCCGTCGTCTTGAACTTGCGGATCACCGCCAGCGTCGCCGCATTCATCACGAACGCCGCACCCTGCCGGTATGGCGCCTTCA